TAATATAAGATTGATTTGTAAGAATATCTTCTTCACGGGCAGTCATATATTTCATCTCTATTTTGCCTGAAGATAATGGGTTTGATTCAGGATATACTAATCCTTTTGATGGAAGTTCTATAACTTCGGTTGGGAAATTACTCATAAATTGTTTGTTATAACGTTTAATATAAATATATAAGATAAAGAAAGCTTGGCTAAAAGCCAAGCTAACTTTCTGTATACTTCGGGAAAAGTAATTTTAGAAATTAAGAACGCAATAATCAGGTTGAACAGTCATTGTGATGTTTTGAGCTACTGATTCATTATCCCAGCTATATTCACCGAAATTAGCTTCAGTAATTAAAGCACCTTTGATAATCCATTCACTAACAATATCACCTACAGGACCAATTACGTTGAATGTTAGATCTTTTTTATAAAAATCTGAGTAACCGTTACGACCTGTTACAGATTCATGATGTAAACGTACCCATTCCATTACTGATTGAGCACCTGAAGGAGTGATAGGATCGAATAGTGTGAATGTTATTGGGCCCCAGTTTGATTTACCTTTAACGTAACGAGCTACGTTCATGTGGTTTAATTTAACTGTATCTTGAGTTAATGTTACTGCGCTAACACCCTTAACCATATATGATGGAAAACCATCAATATACATTATGAATCTATTTTGTTGTTTAGGTTCAAATGCTGTGAAAAATATTTCGTTTGGATTTAATACTGGCATGTTATTTATTATTTATTTATTATAAATATTATTAGGTTTAAAAATTACGCGAATGTAGCTCCTGTTGCTGTTAAATTAAAGTTCAGATAGATAAATTCAGCAGTTTTAGTTGGTTGTAAATAAATAGCACCTACTAATTGATTTCTATCAATTACATCTGGTGTGTTATTACTTTCATCCATTACTACTCTAAACGCATATACACCTTGTCTTTGTTGAACTGATTCTAAGTATGGATTAACTTGAGCTAAGAATTGATTTCTTGTTGCTACAGTGTTTTGTTCAAATACTAATGTATTTGCTACTTGACCAATATATGATTTTAATGAAATTAATAATCTACGAACATTTACACGATCAAGAGCTGATGCTTTAGTTTGTAATGTTTTGTTACCATATACTACAGTACCAGTTCCAGGGAATGTAGCGATTGGATTTACTTTACCTTGATATAATGAATCACGATTTGCTTGTGATAATTTTTGTTCAGCACGAATTACTGTACCTAATCCACCACGGCTAATACCTGCTGGTGCAAACCAAGGTTCAGCTACTTTATCATTATAAGCATAAACACCTGCGATTAATACTGAAGCTGGAACCCAAACATTTTTACCTGAACTTGGGTCTTGTATTTGACACCATGGCCAATATGAAGCAGCATATGAACTATCACGTGAAGCAGCTTGTCCAACTACTGTTGTTACTGATGAACCATATCCTACTAAATCAAGTACAAATAAATTATCACCTCTATTTTGAGTGTTAGTTATAATATTTGAAATAGAATTAGCGTGACTAGCAAAATTATTTACTAAACCTGGTGTTAATAATACATTGAATCTATAATCATCTTGATTTGATAATAAGTTGATCATGTTAGCATAGTTAGCTGCTACAGCACCTTGTGAGTTTGTATCTGTAATGCTTTCATAATATTTGTTATTATTAGCTGTTTCCATACTACCAACCGCACTACCAAATGAACCACTTTGAGCTAATGGAACATATCCTGTAAATTGAGCTTTAGGTAAACCATTATTATCAAGATAATCTGGTGTTAATATAGCTGATTTTACTCTTACATATTTTGAAGCGTTAGGATAAGAACCTGAAATTTCGATTTGATTGCTTGTAGAATTGTAATTTAATGTATAATCACCTATTACTCTAGATACAAAGTTTGGTGATTTAGGATCTAATGATAAATTAGTCCATGTTTCTAATACTACTTTAGAATTTGTAGTATCATTACCTTGACGGATTAATAATCCAAAGGTACCTGATGAAGTATCAGGCGCTACAATTTCCCATCTTAAATTATCAGATGAACCACTAGTTAATGAACCACTAATTAATGGGCTAGTGCTATTCATAATAGCTCCTTCAGAAAGTGTTTCTAACACAATTGTACTACCAGAAGCTACAGCTCCGGCAGTTGAACCTGATACAAATGAAGATGTAGCTGATGTGTAAGCTCCGCTTACTATTCTTGCTACTAATAATGATTCACCACCATTATTAAAATAGTTGTAAGCAGTGATTGATGTAAAATATGAATATACATCACCACCACTTACAAATGTTGAACCGAATTTATTTACGTAATCACTATATGAAGTAACAACTGTAGGTATTTCAACTGGGCCTTTAACTGTTGGGCCTATAATAGCTGCTCCCACAGTAACTGGACCTTGTGTTACTTGTGATTGATCGTTCTCTAATGAAAGAACTCCTGGAGATAATAATGTTTCTGCCATGTTTGCTTAGATTTAAGTTTATTATTTGTTTGATAATAAATATCTAAGTCTCTGTCAAAAACTAATTTGTTGTGGTAAATTCTCCAGTTTCTAGGTTAATGTTACCATTACCATATTTTTCTTGTAACTTAGTACCAATTTCGGTTTCTTTGTTTTTAAGATTAGCTAATGTTCCAATTAGACTTTCTTTTTGTAATTGTAATGATTGAAAAGTCATTTCTAATTGACCAAAATTAATCATTAAGTTGTTGTTTGCTTCTTGAATTGATTTTAATGAATCAATTTCTTCTTGTGTTAATTTAATTGTTTCCATGATATAACGTTAATAAACTTATTTTATATTTCCAAATTTAAATTAGAAACGATTGAAAACACAATCTGGATTTGAACCTGAAAGATTTGTTATAATATATGTTTCTAAAGAATATATTAAATCAGCATAAGGATCTACAGATGCAGAAGGTGCTATTAATTCTGATGTTTGTGGATACATAGGAATTGTTCCTACTTGACTGTAATTAATACTTCCTGATTCACCTGGAGTTGCTATAACAATTTGTACATCCATAGCTATACTATTTCTGTATGTTAAATGAGGAATTAATTGTAATTGAGGATCAACATATGATGCAAATCCGTTTTTAAAACTACCTGTTACTTGTAATGCCATAATTTTATTTTATATATAAATATTAAACAGATTCATAAGAATCATTAAATTGTATACTATTTACTATATTTGTTTTATAATTATATTGTATTATTTATTTGTTTACGTAAAGTATCTATTTCTTGTTTTAGTTCTTTAATAGATTCTATTAATATACTAACTACATTTGAATAAGCTACAGATTTTATTCCATTTGTTTCACTAACTAACTCAGGAAATATTTGTTCTACTTCTTGAGCAATTAAACCTATTTCATGTTTATTAGTACTTATTCTATCATACTCAACACCTCTTAATTGTAATGTTTTTTCTAAAGCATTTGGTATAGTTTGTATATTAGTCTTTAAACTTTCATCAGAGTTTTGCGTTAATGTACCAGCAATTGCCATGTTACCTGTATCATCAAGTGACATTATAACTGCACTGTAAGCATTATTAACAACTTCCCATGCTCCGTTTGAATTGTTTATTCTAAAGAATTTTTTAGGATTTGATACCCCACCTGTATTCTCAACTTTTAAAAAGTCTAAATAACCCGTACTTCCTTTAGTATTTGTACCTGCAATATATAATGGTACATCTGTTCCACTACCTGAAGCAACTATATGAAGTCGTTCAGATGGAGATGTTGTTCCAATACCTACATTTCCTGTAGTAGAAATAGTCATTCTAACCTCATTAAGACCACTAGTATAATTTGTACCAAAATGAAGAGGTTGGGCTGAATTACCATTTGCCCAAGAAGCTATATAAAATGGTTTATCATTACCACCACCTTTAATTAATGTAGAAGCAGTAGAATCATTAGGAATTAACTCTATTCTTTGAGTAGAAACTGTTGATCTAACTATACTTAATCCATCCCCAACAGTTCCATCATATACTTCTAAACGTTTTGTAGGAGCAGCAACACCTATACCTACATTTCCGTTATTTAGAACTACTAATGAAGAAGATAAGTTACTATTTTCTACTCTTAAAGCTGTTGTAGCTGATGTAGCCCCTGAACCACGTACATGTGCTGTAGCTGATATACTAGTAGCACTACCTACTCCCATACCAAATTGACCACTACTATTTATTGAAGATTTAGATTGAAATCCATCAGAAAAATTAATATTAGTTGAAACATTTATAAAAAGAGGATTTCCTGCTTTAGCTAAAAGTCTATAATCATTACCCCAATACAAACCAGTATATTCTGTAAGTGTAGAATCTGGTTTTATTGTAAACTCAGATGATACAGGATTTGATAATCGTAATAATGTTGCTCCTGAAGCTCCTGATATATGTAAACTAGCACTAGGAGTTGTTATTCCTATACCTACATTACTCCCACTCACATATAAAACATTATTTACATTTAATGACCCAGATACATCTGAACCAGATACATGTAATTTTGATGTTGGTGATGTTGTTCCTATACCTACATTTTGACCAGTACTTACAGTTAATACAGGATTTCCACTATTTGCTAACTGTAATGCTCTATTAGATGAAATCATAGCATATGTAGAATTATCTGTTGTTAGATAATGACTACCATTACCAAAATATATACTACCTGTGACTAAAGCATTTCCAGCTACATGTAGTAATTGTGTTGGTGATGTTATTCCAATACCTACACTACCAGAAACTATTGTAACAACAGTTGAACCTGATTGATTAATTCTTATTGAGTCTTTTAATGTGGCATGAGTAGAACCATATAATGTTATATTAGTAGATACTGTAGCATCATTACTTAATGCTAAAAATCCACTTGTTGTATTTCTATATATGTATCCTGTGGTGAACCCTGTCCCATTAATTTTAACTCCATTACTTCCATTTATTGTAGTGTCATAACTACTAATAGTTATAAAATTATTAGTTGTTAATAAATCACCATTATCTTTAAAATTAAAATTATAAGTATTATCTACATTTTGAATTAATAATGAAGAAGATAATGAAGATGTAGTAGCACCTACTACTTGAAGAGATGCTGATGCTACTGCTATAGTAGGACCAATAAATGCTTTACCAACAACATCTAATCTATTAGTTGCGAATGGATCAGACGCGTTTGTTAGTATTAATCCTGTAGAACTAAGAGCTCCAGCACGTGTTGAATAATCTTGAAATTCTAATTTATTACTATTAAATTTTAAAAATGATCTAAAATTACCAGCATACATTACTATCTCACCATCTGTTAATTTACCTATAGATACAGTACCATCATCTGTAATTTTAAGATATGCTTGATTATTACTATTTTCTACTAATAACGATGTTGTTCCTGAAGAAGCACCTGATCCTTTCACTTGTAAACGAGATGTTGGAGATGTTATTGTTCCTACTGCTACTGAACCACCATCAAATGTTTTAAATACTTGTGTATTAGATGAATTTCTAATTTGTAATGAACCTGAGTTAGCTCCTGTACTTGTACCTGTAATTAACACAGATGCATTTCCTGATGCTCCTCCTTCATCATTAATAAGCATAACATTAACAGCTGAACCTCCACCTCTAAGAGTTAACCCAGAACGAGCATATATATTTAATAAATTATCACTAGAACCATCAATAGATACTGCTTCACTACTACCATTAGTTCTTGAAAACGCAATCACACGATTTTGTATTCTAGTATAATTTCCATCAGAAGTATCATCAATTCTTAATTGAGAACCTGATCTTATTCTAACAGATCCACTTATATCTAATTTATATCCAGGTGATGTTGTTCCAATACCTACACTACCAGTGACATCTATTCTAATAGCAGTATTTCCACTACCATCATAAATGTTAACATAATTACTAGGATTTCCAATTATAGATTTAGAATTGTCATATGTGTTAAGAAAATCAGATCTTACATTTCCGAAGAATTTACCATATCCATTTGTTGTTAATATTGAGCCACTTACTTCTAATGCTACAGATGGTGTAGTGGTTCCTATACCTACGTTACCACCTTCTTTAACTACAAATCTACTAGTACTATTTTCTAGTATAGTATAATTAGCACCACCAATAATAGTCCAAATTGTATTACCAGCTCCATTATCTAAATAAATATATTGTCCTGTACCTGAAGCTCCTTTAATATATAATTGACCAGATGTAGATTGATCACCAACACGCGCAATACCATTAACATCTAATGAATATGATGGTGAATTTGTTCTAATACCAATATTACCTGAATTAGATATAAACATTCGAATAGAACCACTAGTTTCAAATGCTAATGGTTGATTATCATTAGTACCTAATAATGCTGTTGTAGCGAAACTATTTCCACCTTGAATAAAAGCATTTGAACCTAATGTGTTTATAAATGACGCTGTTAAAGCGTATGAAGATGAAACAATACCTGTTAATCCACTTCCATTACCATTAAATGATCCACTGAATGAACCTGATAATGGGTATTCTATTTGTGTGCTTCTTATTAATGCCATTAGTTACTAAATTTACCTGATGCTATTATTTCGAAAGTTGTATTTAAACCAAATCCTAACTCAGAGTTATTAAGAGTTAATACTACATCTGATCCAACTTGAGCAAACGAAACTATAGCACTACTTTCTACATATTGTCCATTAATATATATTGAAAAGTTATTTATTGTTGTTGGAGTTAATGAACCTGGAGCTATAGCTATTGTAGAATTAACAAATGTAGCTGTTGATATTGTACCATTATTAGTTGTTAAGGTACTATCAGCAGTTTTTATTTTATTTAAAGCTAAATAATCTAATGTTTCCTGTGATGTTCCACTTCCACCACTTACTACAGTGACATTATCAAAGAAGGTAGCTGGTATTGATTTCATTGGATTACGTTTAGCAGAAGTTGATAATGCTTCTGAAGTACTATCTGTTTCTAATGTGAATGTTATTTTAGATATTGATGGTAATTTTTTTAATGCGGTAACATCTTTTTGTACAACATCTGGAATTATATATCCATTTAATTTAATATTAAATGTACTTCTAACTATACGATCTTGATCTGTAGATAATTCAGTTACTGAGTTGAATGTATCTATTGATGCTTTAAATTTAAATCTATTAGGATCACCCCAATATGAATCTGAGGCGTAGTTTATAGCTTCAATAACTTTATTCATTTGATCCATATAGTAAGTCATAACCATACATTCGTAAGTTATAGTTACATAGTCTGGGACTACATTAGCATAGTATTCTTTATTAGGAATACGATTTGTTAATACATTAAAATTATTATAGAAGTTTTTAGGAGAGTATTGTTTTTTAAAACTAACATATAAATTAGGAGAATTTGCATCTAATTTATTAGCTATGCTTCTATCTTTAGTAATGTCATTACGTTTAATCATTATTAAAGGTGACATTACTTTATTTAATTTATCTCTATAATATCCATCTTTTTGAACTGATTTCCAACGTTCAGGTGAACCATATATAACTGGTACTTCTATTCTTTCTCCGTTTTGTATAACAAACGGTCTAATAACTTTTTGAAAATAATAAAATACAGCGTTATCTATGTCTTCAATACCAACAGTGAATGGTTTAACATTATCGTTAGTGAAGCTTTGTTTTAAAGCTCTGTTAAAATCAATCCCGGTAATTTGCTCATTAGAATTACTATTTAATGATATGTTATTAGGATTACCAGTAGGCTGAAATCCTACTCCTCCCTCCGACAACGGAGTTTGAAGTTCTTCTGAGATTGTCTTTTGAGATTTAGGTATAGGTTTTCTTCCGTTTGTCATTTATAATAAATATTACGTATTGTAATAAATATTATAAACGCTCACGAGAAATTCCTAATTTATCTGCTGGTACTACATGTGCTTTAACAACTATTGATACGTTATAACCATAGTTTTCTAAACCAGGATTCAATGGATTGATTTCATTTGGATATGATGGATCTTTACCTACAAATAGTTGATTTGTTATTATGCTATTTATTTCATAATAGCTTTCTTGATATAATAATATGTCACCTACTTCAGGTACATATCTAGCATCTACTAAATCATCTCTTAAAAAAGCAGCTTGTATTTGCCAATTAAAATCAACACCATATGGAGCGTCAGCATATTGCTGGTCAAGACGAGTAATTAAACAGTTAAATAATATTGGACCATCATAGTATTTTTCACTAGATGCTTCTCCATATATATTATTTATAGTTTCATTTAATTTAAACTTATAAAAAGCTACTTGTTGGTTAATAATATCCCCTAACAGTTCTCTGTTTATATGTCTAAATACTGAAATATCTCTTGCTGAACCAAATAATGCCATTAGTATACATAAATAGGAAGTGGAACTTGTTGCATTTCTTTTTGTTTATAATCAGCCTCTAATGCTCTGGCTTCTAATAATTTAGTTCTTGATGTATCACCTAAATATGTTCTTAATCTTTCAATTAAAGCTAATTTTTCTGCTCTAGCATCAGCTAATAAATCACCATGATTTAAAGTAGCTTCTGAATTAGGGATAGGAACAGTTTGATATTTTCCTCTAATTAATCCTAATGTTTCTTTACATATAGCTAACACGTACTCATAAATCCATTGTTTACCAACTGAATTAATTTGAGAATACACCGGATTAGTGAAAGGTACGTTAGATATATTAGTTACTTGATTTGACGCGCTTACTATACCGTTATTCAACCTATCTTCCTTTAAAATATATTGTATACTTAAATTTCTATCTAATTTAGGTGTAGGAAATATTCTTAATTGATTATTAACTAATTCAAAACTAAATTGTGATTTACGGATTTGATCATTAAATTCAATAGCTTGTATTTTTTGTAAATCATAATTAATAGGCATCAATAAAAAGTTAATAGCAGGTGAGTAATTACCCCAACCAAAATTATCTAATAACTGCTGCATACCAGTACCTGTACCAGCGTATGGATCAAAATATCTTACAATAGCAGGATCTGATTCATAAAATATTCTTTTTATTTCTATACCACCAGTAATGTTATTACTAAGAGCCCAAGCGTTCAAATCATAATCTTGAACACTAGCAGTCATAGGTAATAATCCTCTAATCCATGTTATGTTACCTCCAGAACCTGCTTCTTCACCATATTGCTCTGACATTCTAACAATAGAAGCAAATGATGGGGTTATAATAGCATTGTTAACATTTATACTAGTTGAAGAACCTTCAAAAGATAAATAATCTTGTTGTATTTTATAAGCGTATAACTCATTACCATATGTTGTTATAGCTTCTTCAAAAGCTGTATAGAAATGTATATCTTGCAATTCAACTTCCATTATAGGATATCCTAAACGTTGAGCACAAAATTTAGCTACTTTATCCGCGTCTATTTGAAAAGCATAGTCATTATCATAAAAACCAAATGGAGTGTTTCCAGGTATAAATGAACTTGAACCAGGCCATATAGGTATATTTGCCATGTTATTTTAATTATTATTCACGTATAAATATGTGTAATATATCCTTAAATTAAAATAAACTTATATATTCATTATAATATTTATCTGCTATTTCATCCCAAGAATAATTTTTACATGTTTCTAATCCGTTAAATATTAATTTTTCTTTATGTTCTTGAGATAATAATTTTAATGTTTTTAAACTATTAGTTATCCCAATAGATGTATTACCACAATGTAAACTATTTGAATCATTTAAATAATCTCCTAAACCGTCTACACGTGAAGATATAGTTATACATTTAGATGCTAATGATTCTAAACCAACAATTCCAAACGGTTCATGATAACTAGGTATTATAACAGCATCAGCTGAACAAAGTTTATTAATCTTATCTTGACCATATGCTGGTCCTATATAATGAAAATTAGGATGATTGTTTATTTTATCTTCTATAGATTGTATAATATGTTTATCTCCTCCATCAGAACTTCCTATAAAAATTATATCTATTCCTTTTGGTATTTCAGCTGATAGTATTAAATCAATACCTTTCATAGAAGCAAATCTTCCTATATATACTACTTTAATATTGTTAGAATCACCAGGAAATATTATTTTTTTATTAGGAATCCATTCATTTAAATTAATCCCATTAGGTATAGTTATTGTTTTATGTTGTAATGATGGAAAATATTTATTATATCCATTAGACACACTTATTATTTTATCTGCTTTTTGAAGAGTTAACCACTCAGTTTCAATATGAGCTTTATGTAAATAATACCCATCTATTGTATTAATATCATTAC